TGATACTCTCCCTTCTTTCGGTTGATTGATCACAGGGTATTTAGCGGGCATGTTTTCTGAGAGCAGGTTTCCCCCCTTTCGTTTTTCTCAGGAACGCGATAATTTCCTGAGTACACTCATTTATCTCATCGTTATAATCAGATGCGATACGCCTATACACAATACATATCGCACGGTACAAGCTTTCTTCAATTACGTCATTCGTGAAATCATAACGTAATTTATTGATTAAGCCTTTGGTATTGGCACGTATAGCGCCATCATTTTGACGATTCATGATCCCTCCCATATTTCTTATGATTCAACGTATCCTGTGATACGTTCACTTAAGTGAACCTTATGATAGTGTACCACAATGGTGGTTCACTTCAATCGTGGACTTAACTATCTATGTAGATAGTAGAGATGTATAAAAACCCCAGTCTACAGGACTGGGGTAATAGTTGAAGGGTTTGGGGTCGTTCTCGAAAACTACTTGTTCACTTTGTCCCATCCGCAGTTAGCAGCTGCAGTCTCGAATCGCTTAACTACTTTCCTAAGCTCGACCATGTGTCCTGCGGTCCCGTTCAGGTTTTGCAGTTTACCCTTCAAGGACTTTGTCAGCTTGGTAGTAATGGCCTGAAGCTCTTTAATGTTTCTGGACAACTCCAGAACCATCCCTTTGTCGTTGACCACCTTGGGGGTCAACACCTCTTCTACCTTGCTGCTCTTGCCCTTCGGGGCTTTGCCGCTTTTGCCGGTTGATCCTTTACCACGCTTGCGCTGACCTGCCTTGATCCTCTTGCCCTCAAGGACACTCTTAGGAGTGTCCTTCCATACAACACCGTTCGTAACAGCCCACTTCAAAAGTGAAACACTGTTACGGACGTTCTGTGCTGTTCTGCGGCTGTAATCACCCTTTTCCAGACCAGCAGTGATGACCTTGGATACTTCCTTAAGAATGTCCAACTGGATCTTCTTAGTTTTGCCCGCAGCCATCAGGGTCTTGATGTAGGCATATACTGTAGTATTTGCCACATCAACACTCTTGATCAACCGTACCAACTTATTGGTCTGTGTCTTTGTCATGGTGTCATCCTCCTAGTGTAGTACACTGTCGCTAGGTTCACTTAAGTGAACCTTTTAGGAGTGTACTACTGTGGTAGATGACCCCAAACCCATTCAACTATCAAAGACCACGGCGGCCAATCTCGACCGCCTCCGACTATGTTAGTGTACCACATTAGAGCCGAAAAGTCAAGCTCGTAAGTCGTTGTGTCCCAACGACTTACGGGGGGTCAAATTTGATTACCCATATAAAACGCCGAAAATGGCCCGATTTTTAACCCACTTTGTGAGAAATTTCCTAATTTTTATTTGGCTTTTTGTTTGGTTACCCTTTATTAGAATTTCTCCAAACTTTTAATTTTATCCTAGTACTCAAACAACGTAGGGTCAAAATAGACTCAAAACACGTGAAAAAAAAATAGTGAGTTCAGGTTCTCGGCAAATACTTTACCCAAAAAAACTACTATAAAGAATACGTAAGGAGGATAGATATCTGAAGCACAAGTCTTTTCTAAAGCACAAGTCTTTTCTAAAGCACAAGTTTTAAGGAGATATTTATTTTGGCTAAAGTAGAAAAAGAAATACCAGAAATTGTAGCAGAAGATGATCCAAGACGCTGCAAAGGAATGTCTAACGGATCACAATGCTTATTTCGAGCGGTAGAAGGTGGGGATTATTGCACTATACATGGTGGTAATACTATTGAGTTAAAGAATAAGAAAAAAGAAATTTATGATCTACGTAAAACACGTTATTTACAAGAGTTCAGACGCATGTCAGAGAACTCATTTTGGCGATCAAACAGAGAAGAGGTAGGTATCTTACGTGTTATTCTTCAAGAGCTTCTTCAGAAATGTGAGAGTCAAAATGACATATATGTTAATGCAAGTAAGATGTCTGACATCATATCCAAAATCAACAAACTCTTAGAAACCAGTCTCAAGATTGACGAAAAACTTAAAGCTCTAATTTCCGAAGAAAAGATGTACGAAATTGCACAACTCCTTGTTGACGCTGTTTTCAAGATCATCGAAGATCCTATAAAATGCACAACGATTGCTGAGAAGTTCGAGGAAATTTTAATTAATGCCCGTGAATATTAGCAAGAAAATGGCTGATGCCATTGCTAATGGTTTGCGGCGAAAAAAGATACGCATTTGCTCTTATTGGGCTGAAGAGTGTAGGGTAATGGGTGAACCCATACCTGGAAAATGGACATTTAAATATCATCCTTGGTTACGTGAAGTACATGATAGTGAAGCGGAAGAAACTTATATTCAGAAAGCTGCTCAGATGGGTTTCACTGAAACAGCTATGAATAGATCGTTCTTCTCTTTAGATCAGTTGAAGCGAGATGTTCTGTACGTCCTTCCAACTAAGAATCCGGACGCTAGTGACTTCTCCTCTGCTCGTTTCGATACCGCCCTTGAACTATCAGAACATCTCGCTTCTCTTTTCACTTCAACTAAGAACGTCGGACATAAGAAAGCTGGATCAGCTAATTTGTATATACGCGGATCACGTGCGCGTTCTCAATTAAAGTCGATTCCAGTTGGTGTACTGATTATGGACGAAATTGATGAGTTCGATCCTGCTGCTATATCGTTAGCAATAGAACGAACATCTGGACAATTTAATTTTGATATTTGGGGATTATCAACCCCTACTATAGATACTTATGGCATTAATTTATTATATGATAAAACGACTAAAGAGCACTTCATGTTTAAGTGCCCACATTGTGGTCGAATGACTGAGTTAATATATCCTGATTGTTTAGTTATCACAGCTGAACATACGCATGATCCGAAAATTTTAGAATCGCACATCATTTGTAAAGAGTGCAAACACAAGTTGAATCACGATGAGAAACATAAGTTTCTAGCTGATGGTGTTTGGGAACCGACTCAAGCAGGAAGCCCTTTTCGCGGTTTCTATATTAATCAACTCTACAGTTCAACAGTCAAACCATCGAAGATCGCAGAAGCTGCTATTAATGCTAGAACTGATATCGTAGCTGAACAGGAATTGTATAATTCCAAATTAGGCTTACCACATATTGTTAAAGGCGCACGTGTTCTCGAAGATGATTTCAAGGGTTGCATGGACTCCTACAGATGTGGTGATATTAGTAAGCATAAGAATAGCCTAGTTACAATTGGTATTGACGTTGGTTCTTACTTGCATGTTGAGGTTTGCCGATGGGTTGGTGAAACTTATGCTGATACATCAGATATCAATAGCCAAGCGAAAGGCGTCGTTCTTGATATTTTGGAATTGGAATTAGGCAAAGCTGGATTTCCTGAGCTTGATCCAATCATTCGGAAATATCGTCCGTTCCGCGTGGTCATTGATGCCAATCCAGAACGACGATCAGCAATTGAATTTGCAAGACGTTGGTTTGGGCTTGTATACTTATGTTTCTATGGTAATAATGTTCGTGGCCGTGATATTAATCCATCAGAAGATGGTAATTTCGTGACTGTTGATCGAACAAGCTGGCTTGATTTATCATTAGGGCGTTTTCGTAATGGGACAATTAATCTTCCACTCGATACTCCTCAAATGTATAAAGAACATATTAAAAATCTTGTACGTATTTACCGTGAAAATAAACAAGGTGAGATGATAGCTAGTTATAAATCTACTGGTGCAGACCATTTCGGCCATGCTAGAAATTACGCAGAAATAGCATTAGGTTCAACTAAATTTGCTGGATTATCTAATGTTAATTGGGGTAGGTAAATAATGGCGAAAAAAGTAAAAGTCATAGACCAATTACATCCTGAATATAATACTATGAAGGATAATTGGGAGAAATACCGTCTGACGTATGATGGTGGTAAAGAGTATATTGATAAATATCTTTATCAGCATGATCGAGAAGATGTTATGGATTATAATATTCGTCGTAAATTGACTTATAATCCAGCTTTCGCTAAAGAAGCAATTATGGAAATCGCTAATTCCATTTTGCAACGTTTAACTGAAGTCACTAGAACGTCACCTGGTGGTACATATAAGACAGTTTGTGAAGGATCTCTTTCGGGTGTCGATCTGAATGGTAGTTCGATGTCTGTTTTCATAGCGAAACAAGTTATCCCTGAGCTACTTTTCATGGGTACAGTTGGTGTTTATATTGATAGTCCAGCTATTGATCCTAATTTAACTTTAGCTGATACTAAAGATAAACATCCATATGTTTACACATACACGGTTGAAAATATCCTCAATTGGACTTATGACCGTGGTAAATTAACATCAGTCCTTCTTAAAGAGAAGTACGGGATTAAAAATGAAGAAACTAATCTCGTGACTGCTTTTGAAGATCGATACCGATTTTTAAAGCTTACAGAACAGGGTGTAGAAGTATATTTCTATAATGAGAAAGGTATTCAAATTGATTTAGATAGTGAACCCACGAGTTCACCATATATTTTACAGTTAGATATTATTCCTTTCGTAATGCTTTCTATTGGAAAGTCACTTTTGACTGATGTCGCCGATTATCAAATAACATTATTGAATGTAGTATCCGCGGATATTTGGTATATTCACAAGGGCCATGCACCATTCTTCGTTTATCAATATGATATTAAAAATGTTTTCGATAAGCTTTTCGGCCATAAGAGTGAAGGCTTATCAGACGAAGAAAAAACATACGAAGGTAACGTTTTAGATCAGGACGAAGAAAGTGATTCCATTTTAGTTGGGGCTAATCGCGGATTGAAAATCCCGAACACAGTTGAATTTCCAAGGTTTGTTTCTCCTCCAAGTGATTCATTGAAAATATCAATGGAGAAACAAGAGCAGATGAAGATGGAACTTCGAGAGCTTGTTCATTTGAATTTATCTTTCGTTCAAAAGAAGATGGCTTCAGCTGAGAGTAAGCAAGAAGATAATCGTGGATTGGAAGCTGGACTATCAAGCATAGGATGCATTCTAGAACAAGCTGAAAATCAAATTGGTAAAATTTGGAATCGTTATGAGAAAGTTAAAGAAGATCCACAAGTTAAATACCCTGAGAAATATGATCTGAAATCTGATAAAGATCGTCGCGAAGATGCACGTGATTTAGATCTTTTGAAAGTCAAGATTCCATCGAAAACAGCACAACTTGAAATTTCAAAACAGGTAGCAGAGATATTACTTGCACACCGTACACCAATTGAAGTTATGGATATTATTAAAACAGAAATAGAAGGTGCTCTTGGCACTACTTCTGATCCTGAAGCTATAGCTCAAGATATTGAGAAAGGATTAGTATCTCTTGAAACTGGAAGTATTCTTAGAGGATATTCCAAAGAAGAATCAGCTAAAGCAGAACAAGATCATTGGAGACGCCTTGTTCGTATTAAAGAGGCTCAAACTGTTGGTATGGAAAACCCTGGTGCTCGTGGATTAGATGATTTAGATGAAAATCCTAGCGAGAGTGCTAAGAAAGAAAAAGAAATATCTCGTGATACTACTCAAGACGATGTACCCACAGATAAAACAAGGGGTGAAGGTCAATGAGTACTACAACAATAGAGAAAAGTTTTTACGTTGGTGGAGAGCTAACGGATGTGACTTCGGCAGTATTTTCAAAACCTGTTACTCGAACAGATACTGGTGAAGAAATTATACCGTCTGGTACTGCTTTAGACCATACCAGTACGGGAATATACAGTTACACGTTTGCCGATCCTGAATATAATTTAGTGTACTCTTACAAGATCACTATGACTTATTCAGGCCAGGATTATATTTATGAAGGTAATATTAACGGGTCAGTAGATACACTACAACAAACATATGTCAGTATTGACTACGCTGATAATTATTTTAATTATAGATTATTTTCAGACCCATGGCATCAAGCAACCTCAACGGAAAAGCTAAGTGCTTTATTAATGGCTACGCGGGTTATTGATCAATTGCCATTGAGACGGTCGAAGTTATCTTCCAATCAAACTTTGGCTTTTCCGCGGACTGGACAGACTTCTGTACCAGATGTAATCAAGTTTTGTTGTTGTGAAGAAGCGTTATCATTACTCGCAGGGAATGACCCTGTAGAGGAAGCAGAAGCATTAGGAATTACCGGAGAGAGTTATTCGGGCGTTCGTACTAACTATGATCCTAACAGAGTTTGTATTTGGAAAGATTATGGATTTACAAGTAAAAAAGCTTTTGAGTATGTATATCCATACACAGATAATCTAGATACATTTAGACTGGATAGGATCTAGGAGAAGATGATGAGTAATTTACTGAAAGAAATTATGGATGAAGAAGTATACAATACCTTTTACCCTGTATATGATGAGAAAGAAGAAGAAGTAGAAGATAGTACTGATGATGATAGTGAAGATGATACCGATAGTGATGAAACGCAAATCTTCAATCAAGAACAAGTAAATAAGTTCTTAGCTAAAGAGAAACGCAAATGGCAAAAAGAACGCGAAAAATTAGTTGGTCAGATTGAAGATCTCACTAAGAATACGAATCTCTCAGATGAGGATCGTACATCTTGGGAAAATAAGCTTAAACAGATTAAAGATGAAAATGAAAACAAAGTAATCGAACAATCCAAAAAGCTTAAAAAACTTCAAAAACAACTTGAAGATACCGTCAAAGAGAAAGATGAACAGATTGGTAAATTCAAAAATTTGTTTATTGGTTCTTCTGTACGACGGGATATTTCAGATGCAGCTATTGAAACTCAAGCTTTTAATCCTAAACAAATTGTTGGTCTATTATTACCACGTTCAGAATACCGTCCCGTTCTTGATGAAGAAGGGAAAGAAACTGGAACATATGAAACTTGGATTAAAAATGTTGAAACCGTTGATGAAAAAACGGGAAAAACTATTACAATAGATATGAAGGCTAAGGATGCCGTTATGACTCTTAATGAAACAGATCCTAATCTTTTCAAACCTAACTTAGTTGGTGGTCTTGATACTACTGCTAGTAAGGGTTCTGGTGAAGGTCCACCGGATATGAAGAATTATGATCAATACAAGAAATGGCGTGAGAAGAATGATTTAAGGAGAATTAAATAATGGAACAGAGTGTGTTTTACAATGTGTTTTATCCTGTATATGATACAGCTAGTAATAGCTTAACAGCTTTAAATGCTCAGCTTTGGGCTAATGAAGCTCTTATGATTATTGAGGAAGCTTTAACACTTCCTCAGCAAGTAAATCGTGATTATGAGGATAAGTTTGCTGAACCTGGAGATGTCATTAATCTCTATGTACCTTCGGATTTACAGGCATATCGCAAGCCTGAACATTCGGCTCTCTCGTATGAAGCTGTAAGTTCTACTGGCGATACTATGCGCCTGAACAACAATATTTATAGTGCTTTCGAGCTTACCCAACGACAGGTTAAACGATCTTTCGTGGATCTAGCTGGAAATTATCTTTCTCGTGCAGCCCGTGCTGTTGTAGAGAAGATTGATTTAGCTATCGCAGGTGAGTTCTACCATAGCTATCCATATGTTGCTGGTAAATTTGGAACGACAATTGGTTACGATGAAATGGTTGATCTTGCAACCATTCTAGATAATAACAATATTAGTCGTTCTAATGAGCGATTCTTGAATGTTACCCCTAATACCCATGGGCAGCTTCTCAAGGATGGTTCCTTAACTGAAGCTCACAAACTGGGTAATGGTGAAAGTCGTATCGTAAGTGGCTTAATTGGTGCCGCTGCTGGTTTCGACGTTTATATGTCTCGTAGCTCTCGGAGTATTGCTACTGGATCTGATACTACTGCTGGTGCAGTAGATAACGGTTCTGGCTATGCTATTGGTGCTACTGCAATTACGGTTGATGATATTACAGGTAATCTCGTTAATGGTTCTTGGTGTACTATTGCCGGTGATATGACTCCTCAGCTTATTGTTGATCAAACAAATACGGGAAGTGATACTACGGCTATTGAAATTTATCCTGGACTGCGTTCTTCAGTTGCGGATGATGCTGTAGTTACTGTGTATGATCCTATTCAGATTGATTTAGGTGCAGGATATGATGACGGTTATGAAGATGAGCTTGAAGTAGATGGTGTGATTAGTACAGCTTTAAGCCCGTCAGATCTTAAGATCTATAGTGTTATTCAGCGTGGTACTGATAAATTGCTTTTGAATAAGCCTTTGCTTGGTGCTATGGATAATGACGATTATCTATTTCCAATGCCACCTGGTGATTATAATATTGCAGGTACACGCGATAGTGTTACTTTTGCAAATCGTCCTATGATGATTCCAGATTCCGGAGTTGTTTCAGCAGCTATTGCGTCTGATCCTGATTTGGGTCTTGCTATTCGAGTTATAATTTCTTATGACCGTGACTACTTCAAATACAAGTATAGTATTGACACCTTGATCGGCGTGAAGTCTGTATTCCCCGTTTGTGGTGCATAAGGGGGTATCACATGATACCCCCTTTCAAGGAGAATTAACATGTCAGCTACTGAATTAACAGTACGATCAATCTCTCGTGTTATTGACGGCACGACAAGTCATAGTATTAATGATATCACTGATGCTCCAACGGTATTTTTTGAAGATTGTGATGACTCAAATGGTAATAAGTTTGCTAATATCACAGGTCAAGTATTTCTTTGGGTTAAGAATACAAGTGCAACTGCTTCTTTAGTTGCAACTGTTGTTACTACATATACTAAAGATGGTTATGCTTTAGATGATATGGAGCAAACTATTGATGCTGGAGAAGAAGCATTACTTGGACCTTTTACAGCTGTATTCAATGATGGAAGTGGAGAAGTAACAGTTAATTGGTCAAGTGATGACACTGTAAGTGGTAAGGTGTGTGCTTGTAGGTTAAATCCCTCTACTTAATTTGGAGGGATAAATGGATACTCTTTTATTGACTTACATTAGACCTTTATTAACAGAAAATTTAGGTTGGGTTATAGCAATAATAATAATTTATTACAATATTAAAACTTTAAACATTCGTATAGATACTGTAGAACGAAATATTAAAGATGAATTGAATAATGGACTTAGATCCGATATTAGAGTTTTAAAAGAATACCAAGAAGGCAGTAGAGCGCTTCAAAATGAATATATTAAAGAGTTATCAGTAATGAAAGCTAAATGCGAAGAAAGACATAAAAGAGATATCAATGTTTAAAAGACAACGTATAAGTGTTAAAAGATTAATAAAACGTTTTGGTACTCCAGCTACTTTGAATATTGTAACAAATAAAGATTTCAATATTCGTACTGGTAATAACTCGAACATTAAAATCCCATACATTATACATAAAGTTTTAAAATTGACAAATACTTTGTATCGTAGCTTGACAATTGAAAACGTTTTCTTGGATTTCAATAAGACAATTGCTGTATTAACTAAAAATGATATTCCAGATAGTTTCACTGAAGATTTAGAACATGAATTTATTTTTAATGGTGAGACTTATAAAATATCTCAAATACAATATTTTCCTGATCTTGAAGTTGTAGCATTTGAATTGGAGAATTTAGATTAATGGATGTAAATATTTTCAAATACATTCCAATGTCAATTAATAAAATGATTGACGATGCAGGATTAGGTTATGATATTTTTTATGAAGGTCAAACACACAATATAATTCAAGATCAACCTAGCCTACATGTGTATGTCATAGGACCGAAAATTTTTGTAGGCGGTTCTGAAAACGTTTTAACAATTCGTTTGAAAATTGTGGTTAGTGTACCTGAGAATGATCAGGGTTATTTAATATATTTAATATGTGGCAAGTTAGCAAATATTCTTAAAGATGATATTATTTTGTATGATGATGAATATCAAGCAATAAATTGTATTAAGCAGTTCGATGAAATTCTTATCAATCACTATGGTAAAGTGAATCCAGATTTACCTTTAAAACAGTCTACAGTAGAGACACAGTATAAGGTATATCTGTTAGGAGATTAAAATGACCCCTATTGATCTTAAAGAAGCAACAATTAAGATTGTTGGTGGTGGTGGTAGTGGACAGGAACTTGAAGTCCAGATGGGTGAAGGTACTTTCAATTACACCACAAATGATGCTTATATTTATCGTAAAGATCGTGGACGTTTGAGTAATGTATCTCGTGATGATGAAGCCCCTATGGATATTACTTGGGAAGGTGTTTATCAGTATACTTCTTCGGCAGGAACTGAAGATCCTACTATTGAAGAAGCATTGAAAAACTTGAAATTCTCAGGTGGTTCTTGGGTTACTCTTGGTTGGGATACAACTGAAGATCGTGTAGGTTATGAGTGTGATCCTTATTGTGTTGATGTTGTAGTTACTTACACTCCAGATTGTACAACTGGTATCACGAGTCCTGATGAGACTAAAACATTTAAACGTTTCCGTGTAGAAACGTGTAATGTTGATATGAGTAATGGTACTATAAATATTTCTGGTCGTTGTAATGCTTTACGTCCTGAAGCTGTTCGCAGTTAATTAAAGGAGAGTTAAAATGAAATTAGGTGGTAAAACTATTTGTCCCCCAACTCCAAGAACAATAACTATTCCAAGGGGCGATGATGTTTATACTTTTAAGGTTGGTCCGGTTGCTTTTAGTGATTTTGATGAAATTTATCCAGAGCCGACACCACCTACCGTCACCAAAGCTGGTGGCGCTAAATTCTATAATATGAAAGACCCCAAATTCGTTGAATCAAAAGAAAAACGAAATCAAGCTAGAGTGGATTTTATTGTTATTAAATCTTTAGCTTATACTGAAGATATTGAATGGGATACGGTTGATCTTGATAATATTGAAACTTGGAATAACTGGAAAGATGAGATGTTAGGTTCTGGATTAACTGAACCTGAAATTGGAAGAATTTTCAGTGAAATTCTAAAAGTTAATAGCTTGACTGAAGATACTATTGATGATGCAGAGAAGGGTTTTTTACCTATAAAAGATCAGGTCGAATTAAAAATCGACCAAGTGGAAGAACCGGACTCTATTTAGTATGGAGAGCGTGTGAACGTTTCGGTATTAATCCAATTGAATGGGATGATTTAGATATCGATACACAAGCACACTTTTTGGCTTATAACAATATAAGAATGGAAGAAGAACTGGAGCTTTTGAATGCGACAATTTCAAGCAGAATTTGATCTATTCCAATTTGATATACCTAAAATAACTGAATGGTATGATAGAAGGATTAGGAGAGCATTTAGAGATGCTATAACTGAGTTTGTAATTGTTGCAGAATCTTTAGTTCCAGTTTTAACAGGCCGTGCGAAGGGAACGTATCTTAAAGTAGTACGTTCCCTTCGCTTAAACGTAACATTAGACTTTAGACCTAATTCACCTTATATAGATATGTTAGAATATTTTGATTTTGATCAAGAATTGGGTGCAGCAGAAACTTATGTAGCAATAGATCAGAGAAGAGGTTATTATGAATTTTCTTTATTTACTAATGTACCTTATTTTGGTCGTTGGGAAACTAATATGTCTAGTGGTGGTAGAGGACTTTGGGAATCTATGGATACAGGTGAAGAAATATTAGAAAACTTTTTTAATACTTATATTGAAGATTATTTACCAACCTTTGATGATTTTGAAGAAAATGAAATGTTAATACATACTTGGATAAGTTAAATGGCAAATAAATCATTCAATTATAAAGCTAATTATACTGATGCTCTTAATGCTTTAAAAACACTAAATGCAGCATTAAAAAAACAAGGTATAGTAGCTAAAGATGTATCAACTCAAATTCATTATTTAGCTGATGGTACTAAAAGTGTAGTTGGTAGTTTTAAATCTTTAGAAACTGGTTCAAAACAACTTTCAGTACAACTTCAATCGACAAGTGAAGGTTATAAAGTATCAGCTTTAAACATTAAAGATTTAACTAACGGTATGAGACTGCTTCAAGATCGGTCTAAAAAAGCTATTAGTAGGAAAATCACTAATGAACTTACTCAGCTAGATGAAGCTGTAAAAGGTACTTCTGGAGAGTGGAGCAGGTATCAAAGTGCTTTATTAAAAGTTAATGAATATCACGATCAAACAACGATGAAATCCAAAGAGCTTCAAAGTATTGTTGAAGCTGTTGGTAAAGGCGAACCACTCAAGAATCTAACTAAAGAAGCTCAAGAATATTATAATCTTTTAGTTAGATTAGCAGAAGCCGCTAAGAAAGTTGGTGCTGAACATGCTAAAATAGAATCAGCCGGTGCTGTAGATACTGCTTCTTTGACGGCTGCTAGACAGAGAGAAGAAGAAGTTAAAAAGCTTATCAGTCAAGCTTTTGATCCCACTGAAAAAACTAAATGGGGTGATAAAGAGTTTTTTGGTGATGCACCTATTGAAAATATTCGTAAGATGGTTGAAGAGGGTAATCGTCTTATAGCTATGGCCGGTAGAGCTAATGTTTCGATGGAAACTTTAGCAGATTCTATAAAGAAAGGTTTTAATAGAGAGATTAAAGAAGGTGGGGTTGAGACTGGTAAGTTAAATGCTAAAGCCATGCGTTTAGCTGAAACTTTCGCTAGATTAGCTGCATCGGGACAAATGACTAAAGAACGTTTTAACGCTCTCGATCCCGCTATGCGGAAATCTATTAAGAATTTTGTTACAGCCGATAAAGAGGCTGCTCAGTTCCATAAGACTATTGATAATTTCAAGAGACTTGTTTTAGCTCGTGTTGTTACAACTGTTTTCTATCGTATAGTTGAATCTGCTAGATCAGCATTAATTATCACAAGTGAATTAATGATTAAAATGGCGGAAGTTCAAACTATATTACCACATATAGAGCAAACGTCAAGTGCTTTTGAGCAATTAAGCTATTCAATTAGAAAAGTATCGGAAGCTTATAATATTCAACAAGTAGATACAGCATCTGCATATTACCAATCGCTTTCAAATCAGATCACAAATACTATAAGTGAAACAGAGCATTTCGTAGGTGTAGCTGCCAAATTATCTAAAGCAGCAATAGCCACACTACCTGAATCTATTGATGCTCTTTCATCTGCTTTGAACTCATACAATTATACGGTTTCTGAATCGACTAAATTAAGCGAAGATATGTTTAACATGGTTGAAAGGTAATGTTACTTCAGTTGCAGCAGATCTAGGTGTTTCTTTTGATGATATCACAAGTTCTCTAGCCCAAATTACTATTAAAGGTATTCAACCTAGAGTAGCAATGACCTTATTACGTAATGTATTATATAAATTGCAAGATCCTACTGATAGTATGACTGATGCTTTACACCAGATGGGGGTTGAAACTGGCACTCAAGCTATTGCTACTTTCGGGTTGACAGGGGTTTTAGATAATTTAGTGGGGATGCTTGGTAAAGGATCAAAAGCTTTTTCAGACGTTTTCGGTACTTCGAGAGCTTTACGTGGTGCTATAGCACTTCTCAAAGATGAGCATGAATCTTTAAATGAAGCTTTAGAAGAAGGTGAAGATAAAGTAGAGAAATACGCTAATGCTTATGAAGTTAGAATGGCTAATGCTGCTGAAAATGTTAATAAACAATTAACGATCTTTAAGAATTTTTTCATTAGTGATTTAGGTCAAACTGTAATAAATTTTGCAGATACCTTTAATACTCATTTCAATGAGATGTTAGGTACTACTGATTCACTATCTACAACATTACGTGGTGTCAGTAAAATTCTAATATCACTTGTGGCTGGTGTAGCTACTTTCACATCTTTAAATTTTACATTAAGTCTTTTAGGTCAGATCGCAGGTAAAATAAGTTCAATTATAAAATTAATGAAAACACAAGAACAATTAACATTTTCATTTTATTCAACTACTGGTTTGTTGAATATGAGTTTTAAAAGCCTATCAGCAAGTCTTGGAATTTTAGCTGGTGTTATAACTTCTGTAATTATACTTTTCAATCTTTTTCATAAAGATGCAAAAGAACAATTGAAAGAAACTGTTGAAGCTTATAATAAAGGATTAAATATTAAGCTTTCTGATACATTAAAGAAATTTGGTAAAAATATCACTGAACAGAGAGTTCAAGTTAAAGAACAGATTCAGAAGATGATGAAAGATGTTATTGAACCTTTCAAAGAAGTTTCTGATCAAATAGCATTACTTGAGTTTGAACAGAAAGTTGAAGGTACTTTATTAGAAAATCTGAAAGAACAATTAAATATTGAAAAAGATATTTTATCTGTTTATGAGGATCGAACTAGAGAGTTAGAAAAACATTTAGACCATTTAGAAAGTGCTATTGAAAGTACATGGGATCTTCAAAGGGCTTCTCAATTTGAACAAGAAGATTTTTGGTTTGATAGAGCTACTCGTGGATTAAACGATATTGATAAAGCTTTTGCTAAGCTCGATAGATCAGACTATTTTCTTGATGAGTATTTAGGTGCTTTTGAGGAATTGTCTAAAGACCCTCAAAAGTTCCTAGCTAACTTCGATATTTTACAAGAGTATTTTGATCGTTATAAAAGATCTTTAATAGAAGGTGATCAAGAGTTATACCAAGCGTACAATCAGTTAGCACAAGACGAAAATAGAATGCTAACTGAACAGTTTGGTCCTGGGAATTTTCAACCTGTTATTCCTGAAGATTTCTATAATTTCGATATGATCGGCGGTGAACTCGATAAAATGTTTGGATTGCAAGATAAGATGATTGATCAGAAATTGCAGTTTGAACAAGAAGATTACAGAAACACTTTGCAACAATATGAGAATGAAATTGCTCTGCTAGAAGAACAGAGAATTATAGTTCAAAATTTAGAAGAAGATATTGAGAAAATTATTGAAGCCCAAGAATATATTGAGGCTTTACAGCAATTACAATTAAGTAATGAATATAGTAAGTCTAAACAATATGAGGAACAATTAGGTATTATTAATGATATAGCGGGTAAATATGAAAATATTTCAGAATCTGTGGGTAGAGCACTTGAGAGAGAGAAATTATTAACTCTTGAGAAAGAGAAACAACAAAAATTAAAAGATGTTACAGAAAAAGCTGAAGATGTTTCAATTAAAATGAGTTCGGCTCAAACAGCTGAAGGGCAGGCTTCTGAAAGTGTTATTCGCAATATTAATAATATAGATTCTGCTTTCAACGAATTTGTATCGAGCTTAGATTATCTTGTAAAAAAATTAGAGAGTAAAAAACAAGACGTTGAATCAGGTGCAGCTTATGATTCATATGGTATAGCAGGAGAACAACGAGAGATTAAAATACAAGATATAGAAAGTGATCTAAGAGAAGCTACAGATATTTTAGCTTTTAGCGCAGCTGAACATCAAAAATTAAGTGAAATATACAATAAAATTGAAGAAGGTGGTACAATCACACCTGAAGATATTGAAAATATAAAATCAATTACTGAAAGTATTGAAAGATTTAAAATAGAGTTTGATAATTTAATATCTAATTTAAGTATAGATGATGATACATCTGAGATTTTAACTACTGCTAGAGATTCATTAGCTTCATCTGTAGTTGGTGTAGATCAAAATATGCAAAGTTTCTTAAATGCAACAGAGACTTTGAAAGATACACATAAGGAATTAAATACGGTTCAAAGTGAAACGAGTAGAATTGTAAATCAATTAAATCCAGACATATATCGATTAGATACTGCTACGAACGCTTTGAGAGGTTCTTTTGATGATTTTATACGATACATATATAGGGTCAGTAGCTTATCTGTAAATCCTCAACAGCGTGCTACTGGTGGTTTTATAAATTGGAAATCTTCAGGTACTGATACTGTACCTGCAATGCTTACCCCAGGTGAGTTCGTGGTTAAAGCAAGTGTAGCTAAGAGTAGTAGAAAATTCTTAGAGATGTTAAATGCTGGTCATTTCAATTTAAATGATTTTCAAAGAGAAGCTGTTTACAGTAGGCCGAGACCTGTATATATGAGTGAAGGTGGTAGTGTAAGTATTAATAACAATAATAATATCACATTGCAAAGTACTGGTTATAATGATTTTGATGCTGTTGTTATAGGCAAAGCTTTAAACAGAGAACAACGTAAGGGTACTTTATCCCT